CCGACATAGATGTAGTAAGACCAGCGTGTAACGCCAGTATTACTTACTACATCGACGTAACACGTAACAAATTGACTATATAAGGGAAATTTTAGTGTTTCATATAATTTTAAAAAAAAAATTATTAATCTATGCCAAGTTCAAGAAGAAGTTATGCTGTCCGTAGGCAGCATCCTTATGCTCGTTATGGTAATGCTGCGTATGCAATGGCCAGAACGGGCTATCGAGTGTATAAGAAGGCTCGTCAGGTTTATGATGTTGGCAAACGCTTCTACAATCAACTTCCAGTCTTCAAATCTAGACCTATGAGTTCATCGGGAGGTCCTACTGTTGCGATGCGTACTTTACCGGCAAGACATCGATTTAAGAGTTCTCGTGGAGTTTTAGCCGGACGGGTTAAACGGACTAAGATGACGAAGTCAAAGGCTGACCCATTTAAAAAGGGTATACGTTATGTGAGCGAGTCGAATTCGATCGAGACTCAGGCAGAAGTTATTTATCTTGGTCAAACAACTGCACCTGCATATAATGTTATTCGAGCCATGTCTTATGCTCTTACAAAATATTTGATGGCTAAAGTTGCTCACTATGTTGTAAATTGGAATGACAAAATTGATGATCCTACCAGTGTTAAGACTACTGCATTCTTGCAGTATTATGCTACTGCTTCATCGACAACTTTATTGCAAACTGTTATAATTGATGATGTGTCGAAGACATATTTGGATTTTGCTACGGCACTTGAAGGCAAAATTATTCTTGTTCATGGTTTTGGAACTGAAGCTGTACTTGATTCAATTGTGTTATTGCGAAGCGATACTGGAGCTGGAGCGGGTTTAATGGAGAATATGACTATTCCTATTAGGGATTTACGATTTGCTTATAAGGCTAAGTGTGATATGAAGATTCAAAATCGCACTACATCTGAAACTGGATCTGAAGCCGATCAAGTTGATAATATACCGTTGTATGGAAAAATTTATTATGGAAAAGGTACTGGTCCTATCTGTAAGGATTTGCATCGTGTCGGTTCGGTTCTTGTCGCTAATCAGTTGAATGGAATTATTATTCCACCTGGTTCGGTACCCAATTCTTTGTTGGAGCCTCCTCCGAAATATTTTTTCAAAAATGTTCAACATGTTCAAAAGTTGGCTTTGAATCCTGGTGAAATTAAAACAATTTCGCAAACTCATTCGTTTACAATGGGTGTTAATGAAGTATTGAAAGCGGTATTACCTGTTGGCGGTGGAAATTCTGATATTCCGAACGCTACTCAATTTGGTAAATTTGCAATGATTGGAGTTGAAAAAATCTTGGATTGTACTTCGACAAGCATTATTCTTGGTTATGAAATTCAGATTGTATCTGAAGCTTATATTACTAAGCCTCTTGTTCCTGTAACTGCTCAGCTCTTTCTGAAATATGATATTTGATAAAATAATAAATATATTAAACTAATTCAATAATTTCCAATCTTCTTTCCAAAGCTTCAAAGGTCTTTACATCCAAGGCAGGGTACCAGTCCTGGGGCGCGAGGTTGCTGGTGATCCAAATATTGGTTGCCTTAAGGACGGTGCTTGATCCCTTGATTTCCACGTTGACTGGATATCGATCGAGCCATCTGAGAATGTGTCCAATGTCAATTCCGCCTCGAAATTCATCAATGACAACATTTGTCTGACCCGCATACCCATCCCAAAACTTGGTCCTTGGATCCTTAGGATAAGCTTCCATAGTGGCTTCATCCCAGGCCCTCCTCGACTTGCCAACACCTGTTGCTCCCCAATACACAATACACTTTCGTTCGAGCGGAACCGGTCGAGCAAAGTCAGCAGCGATTCTTCGGATGTTGCTGTAGCAACGCACGAATACATCTGATGGGATGGCATCCAATCTTCCAGCGACGGCATCGGCTCGAATGATATCCCAATCCTTAGCCACTGCTCGGTTGATCGGCTTGGCTCCGTGGGTGAATCTTGTTCCGGCAACGGCAGTGTCGTCCTTCCAAACGTAGGACTCGGCGGCGGCAGATAACGTGGGCTCCCAGTGGCTGTTATCTCCAAAGATCTTCTTGAGCGCAGAAAGACGGCTGGGCTTTCCCAAATAGACGACGAGTTGCCAGTGCTCATAGCCTGTGGTTGCTCCGAGTTCTCGTTGACCAACGGCGTAGACGATCCTGTCAAGTCGACTATTGAGGTCATACTCCGGGGTGAAGGGAATGGTCCCGAGCCAAATTCGTGCGGGTTTAGAAAAAGATCCATTTGTTTTCATCGACGTTACAAATTAATGATTTTTTTTGTTGGTTTTAATAGACCTGGGTGAGCCGCGGGTGAGGGCTTGCAATAAAGGGGTATTAAGGTTAAGGTTAGGTTATAAGGGTTAGGGGTTAGGGGTTAAGGGTTAGATAAGGGTTGGGGATAAGGTTAAGGTTAGAGGGGTGTTGGTAGGGTGACGGAGTCTCATAATCGACTGCGCTGCGGCAATAACCCATCCCATTATATATATATATGAATAAAAAAGAGGACAACCGTGAGGTTGTTCGATACATGGCGCCTGCGGCTTCCCCTAATGGCAACGGCGCCTGCGGCCGACATAGATGTAGTAAGACCAGCGTGTAACGCCAGTATTACTTACTACATCGACGTAACACGTAACAAATTGACTATATAAGGGAAATTTTAGTGTTTCATATAATTTTAAAAAAAAAA